GGTGAATATATGTTCACACTTGACTGGTCTTGGGAGAACAAAGCAGTCGTCGATCTCAATTTTTCGGAGACACCAGAACACAAATGTGCACATTTGTTTAAAGTTGAGACGGGAAATTACTATGCATACCCCAACAACCGCATTATATGGTATGATAATGCTTGGACATTCAACCGAATCGACAAAAATCCTGGTTACGAAATTGATTTAACGGTCTATACTGTTGAAAATAAGAAAAAATTTGAGACTTCGGACCATTATTTTTATGAAATAACCGACCTAGATAGTAAAAAGGGATAGCAACCCCTCAAAAAGTTCTGATTCATCTCAGAAATTCCAAAAAATGGCTATCAATCCAGTCGATTTAGGTGAAAACTTTATTAAAAAAGGTATGAGACTGATTACGCACCGATCCTCAGAGGTACTTTTGAAGAAGGCCCACGATCAAAAGTATGAGATTCCTGAAGACCGTTATTCTAGACCCTGTGGTGGTCCTGGTGGGTTCGATGATTTTGTTGAACGCTGGCACGAATAGTATAAATACATCAGAAAAATTGTATCGTTAGATGCCTGCGTTTCGTCAATCACGAAGTTTTAAAGACATTTCACTGTCTTTTCGCAGGCATCCTGTGACAAATGACGTGATTACGATCTCAAATGAGGATGCAATCAAGAGATCGGTCAGAAACCTTGTTGAAACCATTAATAATGAACGCCCATTTAATTCGTTAATTGGTTCAGAAGTCAGATCTAGTCTTTTTGAACCAGCTGATCGTGATATTTTGACTCGTTTAGAGATCGAAATTGAGACTGCTATTAAAAATTTTGAACCAAGAGTCACTTTAACAAGAGTTTTAGCAGATCATCCACCCGACACGAACGAAATTACGGTTCAAGTTGAGTATGATATCATCGGGCAAGAATCTCAACCACAAGAATTAACCTTCATTCTCCAACCGACTAGGGTATAATGGCGTTCACACAGTATACGACACTAGATTTTGAAGAAATTAAAGCAAATTTGCGCGAATATTTGAGGGCGAACTCAAATTTCACAGATTTTGACTTTGAAGGATCTAATTTATCGGTCTTGATTGACCTTCTTGCGTACAACACCTATACAACTAGTTACAATGCGAATATGATCGCCAATGAGGCGTTCATTGACAGTGCAACTCTACGTGAAAACGTCGTCGCTTTAGCTAGAAATATTGGTTATGTTCCACAATCGCGTCGTGCATCGACTGCAAACATCAGTTTTTCTGTAGATTTGGGTTCTGGAACAACAAAATCAACAGTAACTCTAAAAGCTGGTCTTGTTGCAATCGGTGATTTCCAAAATACCAACTATACTTTTGCGATTCCAGAGGACATCACATCACCTGTAAAGGAAGGAGTCGCTATTTTTACAATTGATATCAAACAAGGAACGTTTCTCACCAAAGAATTCGTTGTTGATGCTTCTCAAACCAATCAAAGATTCATCATTCCAAATCCTTTTGTTGATACATCGACTTTAAGAGTCAAAGTTAAGGATACTTCAACGTCAAGCACATCAAAGTCATATAAACTTCTTGATAACATCGTTGGAATTAAAACAACGTCCGAAGTTCATCTGATTCAAGAGATTCAAGATGAAAAATATGAGATCTTATTTGGTGATGGTGTTTTTGGTAAGAAACTCAGTAACGGAAACGTTGTTACCGCAACGTATATTGTTTGCGACGGATCAAATGGCAATGGAGTAGCAAACTTCCAGTTTGCAGGAAAGTTAGTAGATAATGATGGAGCACTGATCGTTACAGGAATTTCTAATCTCAACACAAATAGACCATCAAGAAATGGTTCTGAGATTGAAAGTATCAGCACCATTAAAAATCTTGCACCAAGACTCTATTCTGCTCAATATCGTGCAGTAACCGCAAACGATTATGAGGCGTTGATTCCAACAATCTATCCAAATGCGGAGAGTGTCACTGCATATGGTGGTGAAGAATCTGATCCCCCTCAATATGGGGTTGTCAAAATTGCAATCAAACCCAAGAGTGGTCAATTTGTATCTGATTTTGATAAAAGAGACTTACTCTTTAAATTAAAGAGTTATGCTGTTGCTGGTATTAGACCAGAATTCATCGATCTTAAGTATCTTTTCATCGAGTTGGATTCAACAGTCTATTATAATTCTAATGCAGTCTCAAATGTCTCTGATTTGAGAACAAAAGTTATTTCAACTCTGAATGATTTTGCAAAAGCTGATGACTTGAATAAGTTTGGTGGTCGATTCAAGTACAGTAAGGCACAAAAAATCATCGATGACACTGATAACGCAATTACATCAAACATTACAAAGGTACTGATGCGTAGAAACTTGCAGGCGGACACTGCAAACTTTGCTCAGTATGAATTATGTTACGGAAACAAGTTTCATAATCGTAGAGAAGGATACAACATCAAGTCTACTGGATTTACAGTTGATGGTATCCGTGGAACGTTATACTTTGCCGATACTTATGTAAGTGAAACCAGAGGTCGTCTTTTTGTCTTCAGACTTGGTATAAATCAAGAACCAGAAGTTGTAATTACTAACGCAGGCACAGTCAAATATGACGTTGGTGAAATCCTTATAGATACAATAAGGATCTTGTCAACAGTAAAACCTGACAACGTGATTGAGATTCAGGCCATTCCCGAATCTAATGATATCATCGGTCTAAAAGACCTGTTTCTTCAATTATCTGTTGCTAACAGTTCCATCACAACAGTTGAAGATGTGATATCTACAGGTGCTGACACATCTGGAACATCATTTGTTTCAACTTCCAGCTTCTTAAACGGAAAATATATTAGACAATAATGATCGACACTGCTTCCAAGAAAGTCCAGATCAATCAGATCGTACAGAGTCAATTACCCTCTTTTGTTGTGGATCAAAATCCACTTTTTGTGGATTTCTTGGAACAGACATATTTGTCGCAGGAGAGTCAGGGTGGACCTATCGATCTTATTACTAATTTTAATGAATACCAAAAGGTAGAAACGTTTAGTGGTAATGATAACTTAATTGGTTTTACGACTTGTGTCGGAGAAGTTCTATCTTACGACGATGTTATTAACGTAACATCTACGGATGGATGGCCTAAGAGTTATGGTCTTCTTAAGATTGATGATGAGATTATCACTTATACGGGCATCACAACCAACTCTTTTACAGGATGTATTCGCGGATTTTCTGGTGTAGAATCTCTTCACAAATCCAATCAACCAGAAAGATTAGTTTTTTCAAATTCAGACGCTGCAGATCATATCTCATCAACTCGTGTTTTGAATCTGAGTAACCTGTTTTTGCAGGAATTTTGGAAAAAATTAAGAACTCAATTTCTGCCTGGGTTTGAAGATAGATCTTTAGAAAACAAAGTTGATAAAGCCAATTTCCTTAGATCTGCAAAAGATTTTTATGCATCTAAAGGAACAGATGAGTCTTTCAAGATTCTTTTTGGTGCACTTTTTGCAAAAACCGCCGAAGTTATAAAACCAAGTAATTATTTGATCGCACCCTCAGATGCTGATTACATCATCACTGATGATATGATCGGCGAGTTGATTAGTGGTGATCCTCAAAAGGTTGTAGGACAAACTCTGTATCAAACTAATAATTCTGCAGCATCTGCATCAATCTTTAATGTTATTAGACAACCAAAAAACAACAGAGAATATTATCTGATTAGTTTAAACAGAGGTAGTATCACAGGCGACTTCAAAGTAACTAAAAATACTACTCTTGTTGAAGGGGTTGCAATTGGAGGCACTGTATTAACAGTTGACTCCACAGTCGGTTTTGGTGAAACTGGTATAATCTATGTCGGTGCTGGTCAAACGGTTGGTATTGCTACTTATACAAGCAAATCTTCCACTCAATTTTTCAATGTTAGTGGCATCACTTCAGCTTATTCTGATGGAGAATTTGTAAGAGATCAAAATACGATTTATGCATATGAAGATGGAGATATCACAAAGCCAGTTTATTTTAGACTAACCTCTGTCGCAT